GTGTCCCTGTGCTACTAAAAAATGACCCCTTGTTCGAATTTTGACGATTGACACCGCCTTTAGACGAATTGCACCTGAAACACAGGCATTGAAGGTTGAAATCGTCATCACCACCCCCAAGACTGCGTGGCAGGATATGGTCAACCGTATTCCCTTCCATTCCACAATGCTGACATGTGAACTGGTCACGTTCAAGAATGCGTTGCCTAATCTTTCGCCACTTACTTGTTGAACCATTGTCCCGTAATGCACTGGCCATAATCAAAACCAATTGTGTTTCTGATGATGCAACAACGCCTTGCACATTGTGCCGTAACGGTGAATGGCATAACGAATGCTGGCATCAATTTGACGGTAAGGGTCAAGGTTTCTGTAATGGTTTGACTTCATTTGTCCCAGTCCCCAATGTGACCCATTGTGCGCCTTGTAATTCCAGCGACTCTCTTTCGTGATGATCGTATTGAAACACTGAAACTCTTTGTAATTAACTATGCGTGAATGTGCATAAAGTTTCAAGTGGTCTATTGAATAACTTTCTGCATTTGCATTGTGAATGCTTGTTATTGAAAGCAATGCCGCAATGACATAGAACCTGCCCATTAGCCGTTTACGCCCTTGCAGGCTAACCGCATCAGCGGCCTGCTTCAAGCGGAACCAGCGTATCCACCTAGTCAAATACCGCGCAAGTTTCAGCGTGGCTTTGGGCGTGTTTCCACCGTTATCAACGCTTGTGGATAAACCTTGTGGATAACTATTGCTGAACATTATCAACCAATGCAACGCCCATTTTTGAACAAACGGTGCATTCCAGTACTTTCACATGGTCAGGCAAATTGTCAGTAATGATTCGAACCAATTGCGTTGTGACCTTTTTACAGGCACGACACTCAAATTGCATTTGTTCCATAATTGCTCCTCACAAGGTTTTCAATAGGTTGCAGATTAATTTGACTGACCCACCAATTTGGTTGACTTGAATGACGGTATTTGTCCCGTTTTGCAATAGCCACTGGAATCCAGCCAACAATGTTGTAAGCCGTTGATGAATTACCAGTAACCAGCACTGCAATATCAGTGGAACGGTCGTATTCATGCACGATCAATTGACCTTCACTGTATTTAGTCCAGCGCACTTCAATGCCTTTTCCCACATCAGCCTTTTCTTTTCCCTTTTCTTCAAATGGGTCAAATGAAAGATTGAAGTATTTGGCCACTGCCCATTCACTGCCAATGGCTTCAGCATCTTGTGCAATAGATTCATGCAGCGTTTTTTCTTTGGTGTAAGTGCGTTGCGTGCCAGTGCCATTCCAGGAATACTTTTTGGCCATAATCCAGGCACTTATGTGGCACATTAAGGCTTCCTCGCGGTCTAGCGTGACTTTCAACGTTTAGCCCTACACCCGAAACAAAACCAAACGGGATTATCTTCAGCGGCTTTTTGATAGCCAAACGCATCAAACTTTTGAATCAATGCGCAACTGTCACATTGCATGACTGGATAGGAATCAACGATTTCACCATTTTTCATCAAGGTGCAAGTCATTGTGCGTGGATTGATTATTTCAATATAATCGCTCATAAGAATGCCACCCAAATCAATAAAGCCAAAAGGAACAATTCAATAATGACAAGGATTTTCACCAGTTTGTTCTTGTTCATACTTGTGGCTTCCATGTTCCGTCACTGGTCAAAACATGCCAATTTGGCGAACATTGGGTTGCCTTGCTCTTTTCAGTACAAAAGAACCCGCCCCATGCTTTCCCGTTTTTGCCTTCTCCAGTTTTCCAAATGCGGTGGCCGTGGCTGCATTGCGGTGATTCAGGCACCATTTCACCGCCTAATTGTGCAGCGATATTTTCAACAACCGAACCGATCGTGGGCATTTCGTTTTCAATGTAGTTAGTTGCCCACACATCAGCCGTTGCAACTTTGGCCGTTGATGTGTTTAAGCCTTCCACCTGACTCATGTTTTCCTTTGTCGCCCTAGTATCTGTTCCAAGCACCAGGCCAATGCAACGTCCAATTGCGCTTGTGGTCGTATCTTCACAAAACCAACGGCGCATGTTTGGATTGAAAGCGGCAATGTATCCATAAGCGTAATCAACGCCCGCTGGTTTGATGTCGCCTAAGTCACGATAAATTGTGCATTGAACAAGCACATAACCCTTTTCAGCATTAAAGTCCACAATGGCAGTTTGAATTGAACCGTTTGGATATGTTGCCCAAAAACGCTTAATGCGGTCGGCAACACCCTCATAATTGTCAAGGAATCCCATTACTTCACCGCCCTTTTGGCTGATGAAATGTGGCGACTAACTGCCCTGCCGCGGCCGTAACCCTCACGGTGGCCTTCTTTATATCCCATTGAATATCCCAGGGCTGCTGCCATAATGCACAACAAGCCAATAAGCAACAACGCCCGCAATGTCTGTGGGTCTAAAAGGTCAAGAACCATTTTTGATTTCTCCCGAATCTAGGCTGCCTGTTTGACTGCCTCAGATAAGGGTGAAGCACACAACTGACAAAATCAACCTTCCCGCGTGTTCTAGGGCGTGTCGGCCAACAATTTGTCCACCAGGGAATCCAACCGCGCTTCAATTCGGTTTACTTGGTCTTTAAGTGAATTTCCACCGTTGGGCAGCAACTCCCGCATGACTGATTTAACCATGAAACGCATTGCCGAATAAACGGCCGTAAGGATTGCAAGAACGCAACCAATAACGGCCGCCCATTCGTTTGGTGTCATTCCCCAGTGACCCCAAAACTTTTATCCTTAGGGTTGATGTATCGCAAAATGACTGGCAAAACTGATGAAAGGCCAGCATAGGCAATTGCCTTTGGGTCGGTAATTCCTGCCATGTAAACGGCAATGCATGATGCTAGAAAACTACGCCCCCATGATGCTGCTAAGGCTTTGGCTTTGTCCATTTTTTCTCCTTCTTTGGTTTGACTCCCGAAGTTGGAATGGCGACTGTTGGAAAGTCACCCTTGTATGGTGCGAATTTGGGAATCCCAAACCCGACCACTTCTTTTCCTTCACCGTAATGGCGAACCTTCACCATGACCATGCCACCGTTTCTTTGGTCGCCTGTTCCTGATGTGTTTCCTTCAATAAGCAAAACTTGATTGTTTGGCATTAGGCCAACAACAATTCCAATGTGACTTACACGATCAACGCCGTCATGTGGAAAATCCATGAAGGCCAAATAACCTAATTGCGGCATATTTGACCAACGTGAGATTTCTTTAAATTTATGTGCGCCCATTGCAGTTGAAACGCATGAAGGAATCTTGACTTCAGATTTTGCAAAAACCCAATTGACAAAACTTCCACACCAGGGCAAACCGTTGGCCTTTGTAAATTCACCGTATTTAGTCAGGTTATCGCCTTCTTCAACCGTTCCAACTTCAGCAATAGCCAAATCAATGACTGCCGCTGATGTACCTAATGGGAATGTCACAACCCAAGTGCCTTCAAATCATCAGCAGTCAAGCCAAGTGCTTCAAGTTTTGCCGTTGCGCTTGCTTTATCTGCTGCTGCGGTTGCCTCTTGCTCGGCTTTCCAAGCATCATATTGAGCAAAACCTGCTTTATATTCATCTTTTGTTATTGTTTTTCCAGAAATAAACTCAATGCCTTCATAATCTAATCCAGTCATAATGAGTTGAGTGTCGGGAATTAACATCATAAAAACCTGCGCTGGAGTTGCCATTATGCACCTATTTCCAAAAGTGTAATTGTTGAATTGTTATTTGAGGTGTTGTTTTGTACTACAACAAATTGACCTCCTACAGTTGATTTGAATTGAGTTTTGTAAGTTGTTGCAGATGTAGTGGCTGGCGAATCAAGATAAGATGCGCTAAAAGATAAACCAGAGTTTTCTGAGGTTGCAGCAGTATTTGCCCCGTTATCAGTAATTTGTAAGATGTCAGTTGAACCGCGCAACAATTTTAATGCCATTTGATTATTGACCAATTTTCCGCAAGCATTTTGGCTCAGTATTACTAAGATTTTGCTCGTGGCTAGTGTTGGCGTGATTGTGGCTGTCAAGGTTGTGTCAGTGAATGTTGTGGTGTTGTTAGTTGTATAAGTTGAAGTTTGAGCATAAACAACCTGCAAAACTTTGCCACCACCTGCGGGAGAAACCCACGCTGGTGCGCCCGCACTTACGGTAAGCACCTGCCCGCTTGACCCAATGCCCAAGCGGTCGAATGTGCCTGAACCAGTGCCTTTTATTAAATCACCAGCAGTTGTGATTGTTGTGGCCATTGAATTTGTTATTGTGACTGCACCTGATGTGCCACCACCACTAATTCCAGTGCCAGCAGTAACGGCAGTTATATCACCCACGTCATTGGTAATCCAGGTAAAGTCCATGTCAGTGCTTGTTGCTTTTGAAAGGATTTGGCCAGTTGTGCCGCCTTTAAGGTCGGCCATTGATGTGTCAACTGCTTGACCAAAAACGGCAAAATCCGCTGGAAGGTCAGTCAACAAATCTGTTGCCGTTGGCATTTGCCAACCAAAATTGGACGTTGGGTTTGTCATGTTTTCTCCTTATCAGGCAACAATTGTTGCATTTTCCCAGTCAAGTGTCGGCGACACGCTTGACCATGTTTCGGTAATTGGTACGTCAGCCCAATTCATTGCCTGAAGGCTATAAGCCAACGGTGTCATCAATAGGCTGACTGATACTTGATTGTAACTGGCCTGAAACGACCAGCCTTCGACAAATCCCTGAAAAACCCCTGAATTCATGTTGGGTGGCAAATCTACCAAAGCCACTGGCATTCCCATGAATACGCCCAACAAATTGTCACGGTCGGAATCATCAATTTCAGCATTCGTTAGATCGTATGTGATGTCACTAAAAATTGGAAAAGGTTGCGCGCGCAATGACAAATAAAAATTGGCCTGGTAAGTGGCATCAGCAGAATTGTGAAGTGTTGTTGAAATGATTTGACTCAATTGGCCATAAGTTGTAATTGAAGGAGTGTCACTGGCAGATTCTTCATTGCTAGAAGTTGCGCCATATTTGATTGTGACGGCATTTCGAACATCACCCGCGCGGGTGTCAATTCGTAAACCTGCCGCCCGTGCTTCATTGGCACTTAGGTCAACATAACCATTGGCCGCTAGGTATTGGGTGCGGTGTGTCGAATCTGCATAGGCAATTCTGCCCAACGAATCTTCGCTGATATAGCCCAAGCCGCTGGTGGCCAATGCTGAAACCAAAGAATAAACGTCAGTAATGCTTGATGAACGCGCTGCAAGTTCATAATTGCCTGGACGGTCAATTTCTCCCAAGCCATTATTTTCAGCATTTGCCCAAGTAATTGTTGGGTCATAAGTTGCCCAAGTTTGAACGCCTGCAACTTCAGCCCAAGTTGAAAACAAAACATTTTTTAAAATGTCATAAATTTGGTCACCGTCAAAATCTTTGGAAAGTACCCCTTCAGTCAAGGCTTTTGGAAGTCTAGCCAATGCACCCAATGCAATGATTGAATAAGTCTGTGTGAAAGAAGTCGCTCCAACGTCCCTGACTTCAAGCCCAATATCCACGACATTGCCACCAAAGATTGCAACAAATGTGCCTGATGAATCTTTGATTGAAACTGAAATGGTCGAATTGATTGAAACGGGAATTGTTGTTTGATTTATATCTATCAATTGAAGGTTGATATAACCCGCTTGCGCTTGTTCGTAAATATTTGTGCGACCACTGCGAATGGTTAAATTTGCAAGAATTGCGCTGGTGTAGGAAACACCGTCAATTTCAACATTCCAAATTGGATTCCATTGGGTCATATTCCGACCAAACTATTTGCCCCACCCGTGCCGCGATAGTAAGCATTGTTAAGCGTTTCAACCAATGTGCGGGCGGTTCCTTCTTTGTCCATTGCTCCATTGATCGTGACATTGATAGTTGGTGCCGCTGGTTGCGCTGATGCAGCCAAAATTCCAGCAAGTGAATTTGTGTTCACACCTGATGTGCCAAATGCAAATGCGCGGTTTGATGCCGCTTCAATTGCTGCGAGGCTTTGTGTTCCGCTTGTAAAGTTATCAAATGCACCAGCAATGTCTGTGATTGCTGCTGCTGCTTTTGCTGCTACTACCGCAACACCTGATGTGCCACCAGTTCCACCAGTTGCACCCGTTCCAGTTGTGCCGCCCGTTGACCCACCACCAGTCGTCCCACCGCCCGTAAATCCTCCACCAGTGATTGCTCCACCAGTGCTTCCGCTAGTTGAGCCGCCACCTTTAATTGCACCTGGTGCGCCTGACGTGGCAAAACCGTCACCAATTTTAGGTATTGGCTTAATATCTTCACCTGGCTTGGCTAAATTAACGCCTTTGATAATTAGATTGATTCCGTCAATTGCAGTGTTCAACAATGGCTTGATTGCAGCAAGAACGTTTGAAATCAAATTCAAAACAACGCTGGCAATGGAACCGATTAGGTCAAATGCTTTTCCAACAACGGTTCCAATAATAGGTGCGGCATATTTTATGACATCAAAAAAGGCTTGAAATTCATCTTTGTTTTCAACAATAGTTGCCTTTATCTTATCAAATGTAGATTTCATGCCGTCAAAGATTGGCAGCACAAATGACTTAATTGCAGCACCCACATCATTGATTGTTCTGCCTAAACCACCCTCACCTTTAAGGCTGAAA